CATCCGTTCCACTTGAACCTGATGTGCCAGAAGAACCATCTGTTCCTGAAGAACCAGAAGTTCCTGATGAACCGTCCGTTCCACTTGAACCAGATGTGCCAGAAGAGCCATCTGTTCCTGAAGAACCAGAAGTTCCTGATGAACCGTCCGTTCCACTTGAGCCAGAAGTTCCTGATGAACCGTCCGTTCCACTTGAACCTGAAGTTCCTGAACTACCATCCGTTCCACTTGAGCCTGATGTTCCTGATGAACCATCCGTTCCTGAAGAACCAGATGTCCCTGAAGAACCAGAAGTTCCGCTTGAACCATCAGTTCCTGAAGAACCTGATGTTCCTGAAGAACCATCTGTACCTGAGCTACCACTTGTTCCTGAAGAACCATCTGTTCCACTAGAACCTGAAGTTCCTGAAGAACCATCCGCACCTGAGCTACCACTTGTTCCTGAAGAACCATCTGTTCCTGAGCTACCACTTGTTCCTGAAGAACCATCCGCACCTGAGCTACCACTTGTTCCTGAAGAACCATCCGCACCTGAGCTACCACTTGTTCCTGAAGAACCATCTGTTCCACTAGAACCTGAAGTTCCTGAAGAACCATCTGCACCTGAGCTACCACTTGTTCCTGAAGAACCATCTGTTCCTGAGCTACCACTTGTTCCTGAAGAACCATCTGTTCCACTAGAACCTGAAGTTCCTGAAGAACCATCTGTACCTGAGCTACCACTTGTTCCTGAAGAACCATCTGTTCCACTAGAACCTGAAGTTCCTGATGAACCATCCGCACCTGAGCTACCACTTGTTCCTGAAGTGCCCCCTGTGATGCTAGCGGTCAAGGCAGAAAACGCAATTTGCCCCGAGGTACCTGATGTTCCCCCAGTATAGTCTGTTACTACATATAATACATCAGCGGGGGCGGCTGATAATACTATCGGTAAGTCCGTTATTCTTGTTGTTGCCATAACCTATAAATATTTTATATTTTCTATTTGTTTTTTTTATTTTTTAACAGTTTGAACACATTGAACCAATTACGAATCCGTCTGTTCCTATTTGCCACATTTCACAACCTCCGATGTCATTCGTGTACCACAAATCATTACCGTTGAATGGAGTTGTCAGTGAATTATCAGTGTAAAAACTTACGGCTGTAGACCAATTAGGTGATGCGGAAAATAAAGTTTGCGTCAGAGAATAAGTTCCTGTTGCACATGAACTGTCACCCGATGAAACCACGTAACTAGTATAATCCTGTTGAAGAATAAACTGAGTTCCATCTTGAGCAATTATTTCGTCTCCATCTTGAGTTATGATTGCAATTTCAAAAACTGATATTGTTGGAGTTGGAGTTGGTGTTGTGGTTGGAGTAGCTGTTTGTGTAGGAGTTTCGGTTTGAGTCGGAGTTTGCGTCGTTGTTGAAGTTGGAGTTTCGGTCGGAGTTTCGGTCGGAGTTTCAGATGGTGTATATGTTGGTGTATTTGTTGGTGTGCTTGTAAATGTTGGAGTAGGTGTTGGTGTTTCACAAGCCGTTGATGTAATAGAAGGTGTAGGTGTGAATGTTGGTGTTTGGGATGGTGTAGAAGTTTGGGTTGGTGTTATTCCTGGGGTTGGAGTAATACTTGGTGTTGGAGTTGGAGTCGGTGTAATACAAGGACCCAATTGCACAACAACTCCGTTTATCATTTGAGTTTTTGTTTGTGCAGAATACACTGGTGTTGAACCTGTTGTATCTACGTAAACATCGAATGGACCTAATGCATTTGTATTCGGAGTAATCCGTACAATATAGTTATTACAGGTATCCGCCGAGATTTGTTGTTCTATTAAATTATCACAACCTGGCGCAGTATTGACGACTATGACGGACTGAAGCGGCATTAATTTTTTCTAATAAATACCAATCCGAATTCTTTTTCCATAAATAAATGGAAAAATTTTCAATTAACTTTACATCATCGTGATTTAATCGGATTCCGTTGAGTAAATGTCAAATACACACGAAGTCTCTTGGAGAGAAATATTCAAAATACAATCAACTAAATCTACTGTAATATTGAATGCGCAACCAAAAACACAATCCAATATTTTGAAAATTGAACAACCTGTAGCATCTACCAAAGTTAGCATGATTTGTGGGGCGGTTTGAAAAATTGCAGGTATTGTGGAGTTATAATTCACAGTTGGTGGAACGGTTGAATTGATTGTACCAAGCAATGTTTGATAATTACCATAAACATCGGAAATAAAAACACTAACGGGAGTTGTTGCGTTAGTAATTGAATCAATTCTTACCTGTACCATATTAACAACTTATATCGTATTCGATAGCAATATCGAAGTTTATGATTTGATTATCCAAAAATGTGTTTCCCGCATTTTTTTGTATAGTTATCTGATTATTTATTGTATCTACTATAACATTCGATACACCAGGTACTGATTGTAATAAAGAAGTTATTGAATCTATCCAAACATTGTCGGAGGGAACATCAACAAGAGTTTTCGAATTGTAAAAAGAGGTTGATGCACTAAGTCCCACAGGTTCCACGTTTACAATTGCAAAAAATTCAGCAGAATTTAACATACAATTTGGATTTCCATCTGTCAAATCGACAAAACCATCGTTTAACATTTGAAGTAATCCTAAATTTACCTCAGTTGTGATTGTCAAATCTTGGTCGCCGACCAAAAATTCATAATAACCATTCTTTTGTCCTAAACAAGAAATTTCAGTGGATTGTGAATAATAACATCCCAAGGAATCAGTTATGGTTAAACTATATGTTCCTCCCGTCAATCCACTTACGGTTATAGATTGTGGATTTCCGAATACATTATCCGACCAATTGAAAATGAATGGAGGTGAGCCCGAAGATATAAATGCGGTAATTAAACCATCAGAACCATTTCCACAACTTTCATTATAAAGATTAAATTGAAGGGGACTTGATTGTGAAATAAAGACTGTGGCTCCTTTTGTACAACCACTTGAATCAACCACCGAAACAAAATGATTTCCTGAAGAAAGATTTGTAACTGTTACCGCGGACTGTGAAGTTTCCAAATCAACAGCAACCCCATCAACAAAGTAATTGAAAGGTTCCGTTCCACCCGTAGTTTTGAATATTTCAATCGCACCATTATTTTCGCCACAGGTGGTTCCCGTAGAGGATATATACACATCAAAAAGGTCATTTGCAATTATATATACATCTTGTGAATATACACAAGAACTATCATCAGTTACCACTACTGTATAATCACCAGTCACTAGACCATAAAATGTATAAATTGGAGAATTTTGAGTTATAGTTTCCGAACTACTATCAGGTTTTATAAGTGTATAGGTGAAAGGAGGAAGTCCTTGGAACAATGAAATTTGTATACTTCCATCCGAACTCGAGCAATTTGAATTTGTTGTTGTTATTGTGACAGAACCTATAGATTGTGGAGAACTTATAGAAGTTCCCTCAGCTATTGTACACAAACCCGCATCAGTGACTTGAAATTGATATGAACCAGATGGAATATTATATATAGTATAATCCTGTTGATAAGAAATTGCAACATCTCCTGTGGAAGCGGAATAATAATACGGTGCGGTCCCTCCTGTTATATAAATTGTCAATGAACCATCTGAACTAAAACACGTTGGGGTTACTGCACTGAAATACCCAAATCCTAATGGGTCTACTTCACCTACAAAAACACTCTCAGATTTTTTACAATTATTAGCATCAGTTACCTCCAAAGAATAAACTCCTGATGTTAGTCCCGTTATTGTTGTTCCTGTTCCACCATTACTCCAAACATATTGGAAAGGAGCTGTCCCTGTAACCCCTGTAACATACAACTTACCGATAGGATTTGATGTGCTAGAACAATATGAGTTAGGAACAACATAAAAACCAAAATCAACAGGGTTGGAACTCTCAATTATAAAATCAGAAGTCCTTCCCGAACAACCCCCAAAATCTAAAACCTCAATACTATATGTTGAAGCTGATAACCCCTCAAACACTGCGAGGTCTCCATCAGTTGTAACTGTTTGTAGGACACTGTAAGATTCATCAAGTAAATAATAAATTGTAGATGAATAATCCGAGGTAGAAGTTGCTGAAACCGAGCCATTATTATTGTTACAAGTTGTTGGAAAAATAGAAACTATTGAAGCTGTCACACCACTCGATACAGGTATATTTACCGTGAATGAATCGTTTACTGGTAAAGTGCTGTCATTCATTCTTACCGCATAATTTCCATAACCCAAATTTGTCCTTATCGAGGGACCAAGTGTTAGATATTCAATTGGTGGTAAAACGGGGTCAATCCATTCTATTGTATATGGAGGAGTACCTCCGAAAGGGGTGATACTTATAGCACCTGACGAAGTGTGAGAACAATCTCCGGTTACTGCTATTGTATAATTGAATGTTGCCACTAACTACAATTTATTGTCAGGTTTATACCTACGTTCAAATAAAGCGTTTGATTTACAAACGCAGGTGTCGATGTTGTATTAAATACTGTTAGAGTATTACCATTTAAAGTAAAGTTATATCCGTAATTATTCATTTGAGGTAAATACAAAACGAGTGCTTGTCTCCATTCCAAATTTGATGGATAACCATTGGAACCGTACCCAGTATAGAACATTTCATTCACGATTGTTTGGTTCCCTATTTTCAAATCTACATACCATTCGGAAACTAAAGTGTCAAGAACACATTCGTTCAGGGAAATTTCTTGTTCAGCCAACACGGAATTTAATGATGATAACAATATACTACTGAAATTAGATACTGTTGGGTTTCCATTCAACCAAGGATAAATAAAAATACTTACATATTGTTGTGATACAGTCCCATTGAAAATACCAGAGGTAATCCTACAAGGGTCTTTAACTTTCGGAAGAATTAAACAACCTCTTTGTCTCCTATAAACTAATTTTTGTCTATGGAGAATTGAGTTTTCTAATTTAATCCCTCCGTTCCATATTGTAGTGGCTGGAACCATCTGTTCTACTAACTTCATCCAAAATGGACCCAAACCATCCACATAATCAATCAATTTTTGATATGTGTAATCGTAATTCGGAAAACCAGTCTGTTGTTCCGAAAGAATATATTTCCACCACAAAGATTGTAAATTAGGATATCCACCCGTTTTACCGTCCGTTATAAATTGTCTGTTCCTTGTGTTTATCATATTTTGCCAAAAAGTCTGAGCAAACTCAAAGAAGGTTTTTTTCTTAGGTTCTGGATTTACAAAAGTCCAATCTAATCCACCAGGACTTGGATATCCTACAGTCAAACCTGATTCGGGTATTGGATAATCATATTGTACTGATTCTCTCCAAACATCGAAAAGTAACCCTTGTGCAGGATTCAAAAATATATCTACATTTTTAACATTTAGTACCAATTTTTCATTACCAACAAAATAGTATGAGTTAAAATTAGCATCCCTTGAAATTCTAAATAAATCGTCATCAGCTAACCATGATTTTTTATTGTCAACGACTCTTTCCAAAGAATATCCCAAAGTCATATATGGGAAATTTCTAAATCTATCTAAATATTGTTGACCGTATGTAAAAGGAGCAAGCTGCGTTTGTATATCAAAGTTTTGTCCTGTGAAAATTTGACCTGTATTTACTACTTCATCTGGACTTCTGTGGTCTGGTGTTGTCTCATACCATCCTGCACCCAATTGGAAGAAGTATGTCTCGGTGTTGACGGGAGCCTTTGGATAACCCTCATCATCAACGGGGTATTCTCCCCTGAAAACATTTACACTTTCAAAAGTTGATGTTGCGGTGAACGCACTGAAAACTTGTCCTTGAAATCTATAGGTAACATTTGATAGTGTAGGTAATTGGTTTGTGTAAGTTCCTCCCGATATAGACGCAAATTGAGACTCGAAATTCTCCATATTGATTCTTTGGTCCGCCAAATAAATGTGTTCATTGTATTCTATAAGTGAATCAGGTGCACCAATAAGTCTCAGTAAAAATTCAATTGATTTCCTTGTACCTTTTGATTTGAAAAGATAGGAGGCATTCAAAATTAAATTTCTATAAAAAGCGTAGTTTAATTCGGTTGGGGTAAGTGCTTTGGCATATCCAGGATAGTTAGGTTCGTTAGTATTTCCAAAAATAGATTGTAAAAAATCCTCATCAGTTATAGGTGAAAAGTTGGACGACCATCCTAAAGTTTGCGCTAGGTTTACCAAAAGTTGGGAAGGTATGTCATTACCTGGATTGTAGTTCACAGAATTCATGAACGCTAACGCATCAATAAATTGTTTAATTTGGTCAAAGCTTCTACCGTAGATTTGTAATATTTTTTCTACTTTTTGGCCAAGGGTATCAAATTCTTTGAATGCATCGGTCACTAAAAATCTTGAAATCAAATTAGTTTTATAAGAATCCAATTCTACTGCAATATCTTGTAATTGGGTTAGATAGTTGTCAAAATTTATACTTGCAATGTCCAAATTCCAACTTCCATTCTTTGGGAAGGTAACTTGAGTGTATTGTGTAAAAAATTGACCTGTGTTGTTTTGTTGTGGTAATTGAAAAAATGCGGTATATTCGGGTCTAGTAAAACGATTCATCAAGAATTGTTCTACCGTATCTAAACTTTCAGCAAAAACTTTGTCTACTATAAAATCATTTGGTCTTATCAAAAAATTATCATAAATTGTCGTTGCTGTAGTTCCAAAAGGGGCACCAGAAACGTAAAAAGATAAAGTTCCTGTTGTCAGTGAGGTTGAGGGTGTAAATGATACAACTTTGAAAATATCATCGTTTATATTCACACAATAATCTAAATAAGTTCTTGTTAGATTTCTAAGATATGATGTTGTAATTTCTCTCGCCGCGATGTTTGTGTCCGCACTAAAACTATAATCAATATCGAACGGATTTATAATTCTATCTAATGTCACATCAAAAGAAGTTTCATCTGCGATGGGGTCATAAACAATATTGATTGCAGTGGCTCCTGTGGTAAAATCCAAATTAGTGAAAACCACTTCTAAAGCAGCAGGAAAATAATTTATGATGTGAGTTACAGAAACTTCAAATCTCTTTGATAAAGACCCATATAAAGAAAAGTTCAATACTTGAGATACATCATAATTTGGGTAAACTCTAAATTGTGAGGCTTGTATTCTTCTTGACTCAAAAACATCCTCGATGTTCATGCTTTCAAGAGTCATTGGTTCAGAAAAAGCTCCTACATTAAACTTTCTATTTACTTTTTCTGTTACTCCCGCAGTAAAGTCAAAATTACCCAAAGTCAAACCACCTCCGTTGACAGTTTGTAAACCAACTATATTGTCAGAGAAGGTTCCTGAACCACTACCAGGAACAGGAGGATAAAAATATTTTTTTTCTTGTGCCATTATGTTGTTATCGTCGTGAAGTTTTTACTAAAATCAATGTTAGTACCTCTACTCTGTTTAACCTCATACAGTAAAGCATTAAATTCATTTCTAATCTCATACAGATTGTATTGTCTGTAGATATTATTTTCTGAATCATAGATAGTGTAGATACCATCGTCGATTGATTTAGTTTGGTTACCGTAAAGGGCAATTCCAAGACTTGAAATATCATACTCAACCATTTCGATTTCTATTGTAACCGGATTGAAATATGTATTTGAAATAATAATTCCTTGTGTCGGTTGGCCTATAAAAGGAGTCGCGTTGGGGTTATTTGTTGGTGATGATGAGGGTGATAATGTCAAAAACAATAGATTTGATGTTCCATCTACATATCTATATCTAATTGCTTTTTGATTGGAGTTTGTTTCATTAGTGACAACAGGTTCGCAGAAAAAACAAGATGTAACTACTCTAAAAAAATTAGGTATTTTAGAACCATCAGGATTTAGATATTCAATTCTAAATCCAACCAATCCCTGTGGGACAAATTTATTTTGATATTCTGCCGGCACATTCCCCAAATCCACTACTATTCCTTTAACGGTAGGTAAAGCACTCAAAACACCACAATCTGTTATAATGGTTCTAATTTGTGCAGGTCTGAGGTAAAGAGTATAAATCCCCAAAGCATTAAATTGTTGGGCGGGTAAACTCAAATTATATAAACCACCAAGCACTTCTACCCCAGCGTTACCACCTGTTTGAGTGTTATTAAAATAAGGTCTTAATATTGTTGGAGCATTTAGTTTTGTAAGTGTGAAATCATCTGTAACATCTCTTGATGGCGTGTAGACCATCAATATTTCTACGTCTTCAGGTGAAACATCACTAGGCCTTATTGTACCATATGAACCGATTGCCATAATTTAGTTTTTTTTATAAATAGTTATTTTTAACTTTTAGATGGCACTTGATTTCTCCTCCACATTGAAGAATCCGTAACCATAATTTATCATATCTCCTATGTTATCAACCTCTCCAAGTCTCTGAACCCTTTCGTATGCACTATTCTTACCTCTCTCCACAAAAACATCTGTTTGTATTTGAGGTTGGTCAACAGCCTTTATCAGTGTTTCATTTTTTGTAATAGGTTCTGCGGTCAAATTTTGATTTGTGAAACCTGATGAATCTTGAAAGAAATTGGTCGTACCATCTACATAATCATAATAGTTTATTCCTTGAATTGTATACCCTGTGTAGGTGGTTGCTGTTACAAAAATGTTCCCCCATATTTGGCCGTTTGCAATTACCGGTGTAAATAACTCATATTGACTCGGACCATATAGTTGTAGTTCCGTAAGTCTTGATTTAGAGACACCAGAGATTTGAAATGGTACCGTTAAATAATTGTTTGATGTTTGAGCGGCGACTGTGTTCACAGCATCACCTGAAAAAATGTAATTATAACTTATTGGTGTGTTAGCCCAACTACCTCCTTGTGGTATGAAAAAGGCAGTACCGTTTGGGTTGGGTGCAATTATGTTAGTAAATGGTGTGGAAATTTCTTTCTTCACCATGGTTTGTCCCCACGGATTCGTTTGTTTTAGAGTTATTGTATAATTTGCTGAAGCGGTTGGGTACGTATGAGATAAAAAATTAGGTGTAAAAGTACTAATAACTTGAAGGGGGCTTCCATCACCCCAATCAACAGTATAAACTGAAAGTTCTAAAAATTTTTGAAACTGATTAGAAGTGTTATAAACATAATAAACATAAGGTGAAGTTGTTGTAGACGAAAATATGAAATTAGCAACTACGTCTTTTTGAAGAACTGCACCATCAAAAGGTGTATAATATCCAACGTCAACCGCAGTTTGTGTAATCAAAATTGGTATTGTTAAACCAGTAAGTAAGGAACTACCATTCGGACCAGCACTCAACACCTGACTCATTCCTGAGTAGACTCCTACTTCAATACCTCGGTAATTTACTTCAAACAAATCTCCTTTGATATTTTCAGGCGATATGACTATATTATATAAGTCCGACATTATTATGGGTTTATAAATTCATACCAAACAATCGGATTGTTAGGTTGACCAAATCTTACATTGTTTGAATCAAAGATTCTATAAGTTTGGGTTGGATAATCAATTTTCATTATATAATAAAAATATCTTGTCGTATCGAAGGTGAATTGTGAATTCGGAAAAAAACTTTGTGGTTTATTCATCATTCTCAAGAAAAATCCTGTTCTAGCATCATAAAATTTGGCTGACATGTAAAAGGTTGATATGTCTAAGAAATTTCTTTTCTTCAACCAATAAACAAAGAAACCCTCTTTATCACCAACATAATCAAGCTTGAATTTTGGTTTTTTAATATCAACCGATGCTCTTGGTAATATTGCAGGTTGTTTTTCTCCTTGTTGTGTTGGGATTATCGCTGTGAGATAATTTATTTGTTTTTTCTCATCAGGAGTATCGTAGAAATCTAATTTGAAAAATGAGTTTGCGAATGCGTTTCTATAGTAATAAACGTCGGGTACGGTGAATCCTGCCGCTAAATAAGTGTTCACCCAATTGGTCACGTTATTCAATGATGTACCTGAATGAAAATTGAATTCATAGTTTATTTCGGTCTTCTGATTATAAGGTTGTCCCGTAAATGGAGCGTGAGCGAATCTTGACAACTCAAAATCTCTACCAACACCAATAACCTCTGTAATTATTTCCTCTTCATATAAATCAATACTTTGGTCTATCCCCAAATAATCCCACGACATTTCAATTGGAATTGTAAGTGATTCACTTGTCAAAGATGTATTTGGGATTTTATAATTAAGAACACTCATCAAATAATGGTTTAATCGGGAAGTTTATACCAAATAGATTATCATTGAAATTCACACCCTCAGGAATCAATCTGAAAACAATTGATGTAAAAGGATAGTGAGCACTGTTCAAAAAAGGATAGTCTACACCTCTACCTATGTTATCAAAAAAACCGTAATCATATATGTCTCTCCATCTAAATTGGCGGTCCGCACTTGAGTAATACGAATAACTTGGAACGTTATCAACAGAACCAATATTGGCAGTTTCTATGTAGTCAGAAAAAACTCTCAAACTCATTGAATGATGTGGTTGGTAATAATACCCTTCTCTTGTTGGTAAATGTGTAAACACATTCGGATTGAAATTTATTTTATGGTAAAGTGGAGAAACAACTCTTTCAAGCTGTTCATAGTTATTCCACTCACAAAAATCTCCATCAACTATATCACCCTTATTCAAATCCTTTGTAAATGCAAAAGTGTAGTTCTGTTTTGTATACGTTGAAATTTGTAGATTCGAGTTAGAATTGAGGTTATTCCTGTCCCAATATGGATTTGTCGGTGAAGATAAATTGAACTTCCATCCACGTTTTATTCCGATAGGGCTAGAGGGGTCATAAAAATATCCCGTATAACCCTTATGAACAATTGTAAGAAATAGTTCACTCAACGGTCTTTTTTGATTGTCTATTAAAGTTGTAATATCTATATCGTAAGAAGAAGTAACATTATATGCGTTGCTACTTGTTTTTTGGGCAATTGTAGTTATTAGGTTAGGTGTTAGTGAACTAAGTTGTAGTTGTTTTTCTTCCAAGAAAACATTTTTTTCGAAACCCGATTTAGTCATGAGGACATCCTCAACAGATGTAAGTATTTTGTTTTGTCTAACATAATAATCTGAAGTTGTTTCCAAAAGATTATTTGGGTTTATTACTCTTTTGAAAGTACCGACTTTACCAGTATTGAATGTGTTTCCGGTATATCCATAATTGAATATATTAAAAATATATTCGTCTGAGTCAGTCTGACCGTTACCCAAAGAAAACACTTCAAACAAATCCACTCTTCCATACGCAAAGGACAATTTTACATATTCACCAACGGATAATCCATGGGGTGAAATACATTGAAAAGCAATTACATTACTTCCGTTGAACGTTGTGTTTTGAATACTAAATGGAATTCCATCTTTAGCTATCCAACTATTGATTGAAATCAGATTAGTATACAAAACCTGATTTGGATTGTTTTGAAACGCGTAAGAAAAATAATAAGTCCAATTATAGGTATAAGCACTTTTAGCATAAAAATCTAAATGTTGGTCTGTTATATCAGGTCGATAAAAATCAAATTCATAATACTGTGGGAACCCTTTCCATATATTAGTTTGAGTGGATTCGATTGAATTTACGTAATATAAATTATTTTTAAAAGGTGTGTAATTAGTCGTTCCAGTCAGGGTATTTGCATAGAGATAATTTATTTTGAAGGTAGGTCGGTATATTCTTGAGGCTTGTCTTTCAGATTCGAAAACATCTTCCAAAGATATTGTGGCATTCCTATCATATTCAACAATTTGTTGTTGCTTTTCTTCTAACGTAACAGTAATCTTTTGGTCTACTTTAGGTGCAGATTGGTATGATAAGCTAGCCGGTATAATAGTGAATTTATTCATTCGGTAGATATTTTGTTTTAAACAAATCCATAGCACTTTTTCCCTTGAATAATCCGAAATAAAAATGATTAGGTGCTCCAATCATAAATTTGCTTTTCATAGAATTCCAAACGTTCGGGTCATAATTTCCAGATGAGTCCACATTGAAAATGTATCCCCTCTGATAGATATCTAATGATGTATTTGATGGTACAAAGTAATTAGGTGTCGTTAGATTTCTGCGGTTTAAATTTTGATAAGCGGAAGTGATAATGTCTAAACTATCAGTTGCCCAATTGTTTGTTTCACTTCCGAATATTGTGAATATATTTGAAGGTTGATTCAATTGCCATTGGTAAAAAGGAACCTTTTGAGATTTTATACCGTATGGATATGTAATCGGAGGAACAAAAGGATTGGGTCTGAAATTTATGATTCCAGGGGATACAAAATCTTTTGTTTGTAAATCAAACGTTGTAGATGAAAAAAATATTCCCATCAGTGCGTTATCTGCGGTTGTACCGTAAATAACAACGGGGTTTGTATTTACAGGACCAGTACTATCATAAAATTCAGGGGTAAATGGTACCACTCCAATTTCAGAATTTATTGACATCATTTGTGCCAAATCCGCATCAATTCTATTTTTTTGTGGAATTCCTTGGTTTCTACTGAATAAAACGTTTAGAGAATCATTGTTCGTTATCCTTGTCAAAAAAGTCGAATTGGCAATTCTAGAGATTACAAATAAATTAACAATATTGGATGTATCTTGATAACTTGTAGGATTCAAGTTGTTCATCACATAAGCCGCTGTTGAGGGTGTAAACGTTATTTCATCATAAAAAGAATCTTTCATACCCAAATTTATAATCGTAGTAGGAAAAAGAAGATTTCTTTTGTTCATAGGGAATGCTTCCCCTAATGTGGACCTACCGATAAATGAACCAGTAGTTGGTGAACCTAACCAAGGACTACTTCTATAATAAAAATTATTTGTAGAAGTATCGAAATATATCAATTTTCTTGGATATCGTAATTCTTTAACTTTGTTGTCTCTTCCCCACCTTTTTGTTATTTGTATGGGGAATGTGAAAAGACTTCCATTCACCCAATTGTTTGTGAAAGATTGTGCTAAAACACCTCTACACAATCCAAAGAAAAATCTATACCTATAACCCCATTCGTTGAAGTTTCTTATATCTTTACCTAAATCCTTCAGGGGTTTTCTCATGAAAACATAACATCCATTTTCAACATCGTCTTTGGTTGCACAATTTCTGTTCACCCCAAAACTTGTATTATACTTTTCGTAACATCTGAGTGATACCGCGTTTTCACAGTTAAATGAATCTAAAACATTAGTCCACGCTAATTGTCCTTCGATGTCAGGAGGCACAATATCCGCACCCGAGCTAAAACTTACTGTTGATATACCTTGGTCGGTAGTATTTATTATGTACGTACTAAAATTCAAGTTTTGTTGAAGTAGTGCCGGATTGTTGTTAAAACTTGAGCCGTCTAAACCATCTGAGGAGGGTAGTCTATCAGTTCTCATCACGTTAATGTTACCGTTACTAATATTCAAAGGGTTTGTAATCAAACTTGGAAGTAATACCTTCGTGTAGTAAGAAGTAATAACCTCACTAGGTTTATTACCACCCTGAAGATAATAATATGCCGCCCCTGATAAATCTTCATATTGTTCATATTTTTTTACTTTTACTCTTTCAGTGTTCGATGTTGTGAAAAAGTCATTGAACCAAGTAGAACAAATCCCTTGGTATTGTCCATTTATATTCTGAAGTAACATCCTCGGACCTGGGTTCTGAGCATCCAATTGTCCATAATATCCTACCGTTGATGTAGTGAATGCTGAAAAATCGTTGCCAGGTTTGAAAAAGTGAGAGGAATAAAAAATATTATTCTGATTATTATGTTTTTGTACAGAAGTCGTTGTATCCGTATTTTTTTGTATTGGAATATTCAATCTGGTTGATGCGGTTATAACAAAATCATTCTCATTGGGATATCCCAATAGTTTTCCTATACCGTATTTGTTTGTATAGTTTGGTGAATAGGGGTCAACCCCTCTTTGTAATATTAGAATAAATTGTTTATCAAAATCAACAAAAGTTGTAGATACTGGGTAGGTCGATACACTTGTAGAACCCCAACTTCCGCCAGTTCGTCTATTCCAAATGATGTCTGTATCAGAACTGAATATTGTTGGTAGAAGTCCGTTCGTTGTGTTCGGACCCCAAATTTGAACAGCATCACTCACTGTTATTGCAGTTATTACTTGGTAATATTCTAAGTCTGCAGGAAATTTATAATTTGTAATTGTTGAACCTGTGCTTAGTATATAATTTACAGGTGAAGAATTAGTGGTTTGTGAAATTGCATATTCTACAGGATATTGGGAAACTCCAGGATTTATGGAAGTTCCAGAAATTCCATTAGGAAAACCAAAGGCGACCGTAGACCCTGTAGTAGTGAAATTTACATCCTGAGTGAGCGCAATGTCAATGAACGTCAAAAGTGAACCACTGTCAAAGGTTGTTTGACTTACAACCGTAATGGTGTTGTCAAAATGTTGTAGTGCTGAATTTGATGGAAAATCAAAACTTACACTTATCTTATTCAGACCATCGAAGAATTTTTTTCGGGTATTAAAAACATTTATTCTCTCACCAAATGGTAGGTCAGGAGAATAGGAAAAGAATTTGTCATTACCATCAATCAAAGTTACTTCTTCGGGGAAAGTTGTTTTATACCTATCACTAGCCTCATCTCCACCTACCGTACCCATAGCTTGAGAGAAAGACTGCGCAACAATTTGTTGGTCCTCATTCGAATAAATCGACGCTAAGGACTGAAGTATTTTTTCATAATAATAATAACTTGCTGAGAATTGAGTTAAAAGCGAACTTTTATCTCCTCCAATATCAGAATCTGAAAAAGATTCTCCACAAGAACATGTTTGACAATCTGGATAGGTAAGTATTGGTAAGTAAAAACGATTGAAGCTTCTCCTCTTCAAGTTATTCAGAAGTATGTTGAGAAGTATGGCCGAACCCAAAATTTTTCCTCCGAGTATAATAAATTTAGTAGCCTTTTGTATTACAATAAAAGAACCTCCCGTAAAAAACTGAGTTCCTGCAAATAGTAATTCTATGAGACCAATTGCAATCAGAGCGCCACCCAAAGTATAAAGGACAGTCAAAACAGTATTTTTAAAATCCACCATGAAATTCCAAAGCGCTGCAATCAAATGATATGCAATCAAAAGAGGTATTGAAATTATTTGAAGAACTTGTAGTAGTATGCTATAAATAAAAAACAAAAAGTCGAAATTTCTAAATCCCTCATTTACTGGAAATTTATTCACAGTTTCTTCACACGCATTATTATCAATTTCCTTAACTCCTATAAATTTACCCCTAGCACCATCTTTATATTGGTCTATAAGTGCAGATACAGTATAAACTCGATTGTATTCAAATTCATAGAAAGTATCTTCACAATTTATTATTTGGTCCAATTTATCCACCGCCTGTTGTCCTTGTAAACCGTTTGTATAACCACTCCAATCCAAACCAAAATAATATGAACTATTTAACTGCGGATTTGCAATTCCACTCAGATTAGGGTCTTGTATATTATTTGGCCAACCGAACTCACGAACGTTTGGTATCAAATAATATGCTCTACGGTACTGTTCAGAAGCATTTGAAGATTGTTGCCATTTAATTTTGAACCTATATTTCGATTTAGTTGGGATTCCAATAGTTGGGTCGTATGAAATTATTCTTTCTCCAAACTCATTTGTAACAAGGTACTCCAAATTCATCGGGAGCTCGATGAGCCAAGCACCGTTATCATCAATCACATTACCATTCTTTTCGATATCGTATCTTTCTAAAAATGGATTTCCACTCAAATCAACTTGGAGTGTTTGTCTTATTGCTATTATTTGTCCTGGTCCTGCTTCCAATTGACACAGGTTTCCAAAATCATCTTTCGGTCTTGAGTTTCTTTTTATTGCATATTGTTCAGAAGTAGAAAATATTGACCCCATGAAAACCGCGGTGGGTTGTATATCAACATTTGCTTCATTTCTTAAATCAAAATCAACTCTGTTTATTGCGATTTGACAAACTGCGGGTTCACCCCATAATGGAGAGACTTCAACGACCTTAGTTAAATTTATTATTTGTGGTAATGAATTCAAATCAGCTGAGGTTCTAAATCTATTCCCCGCCACTTGAGCTTCTGTTGCCAAGCCCATTCTTATTAGGTCTTGTGGGGTAAGAGAAAATTCACCGATGTCTGATAAATCAACATCCATTACTATTGTTTGCTCACCAAGAGGAACACCCATAATCATGTAGTCCCCGCTGTCATTTGTCTTGGCAGTGAGTTTGTAATATTTGTCAAAAATTTCGACTGCGGTCTGTCCCGTAAGCACATCCAATCTGGATGGTAAAGTACCTGTCGCGGCGTGTCCTGTGTATGACGGCTCATAGGGTAGAAGATTATATCTATACCCATCTTCGTTCCTATCACTAGGTGAATTATAAGGGTATATTGAAGATATAATAGGATTAGATTGGTCAAACTGCTCTATGGGTATAAAAACCGCAACCCTTGCATATGGAATACCTAATCCATTATTCGCGGTGACCCTACCGACTACAACACCATAGTCTGCACACAACCTCGAATAAACATCTTGTTGTTGGAGTTTGAGAGAAAGAATCTCTAAGAACTCAAACTCTTGTGTGAGTTCTACGTTTATTGTTTTAGTAATACCAAGTTCGGTCCTTATACGATAAGATTGACCCATCAAATACTTTTATGATAAATAGTTATTGTGGTATTTTTAAAAAAACACACAATCTAATTATACATCATCTTGACTCAAAATAAACTTGTTAGGAGAATGTAATTGTTTGGAAATTCTTTACTGATACCCTGATATCCTTGTTTGGGAATCTAATCTGATAAACTTGGTTGGGTTGTGCAAAAATAGTATCATCAACAGGTTCAATTTGTCTTGTCTCAGGGTCAGAATATCTCATAGACGTTTCTGCTGAGGAATATTGTCCCCCAACTTCGTTGAAAATATCTAATCCTGCAACAGTCAAAACACCATTAGTATTTTGTATTTGACTTCTCAATTCCGACAAATATACATTTTGACCGAGTTGTCTTATCTGAGGATTGAAGTATGTAGAAACTTTATCAATAACCGAAGATATTACCTGTCCTGAATTCTGTGCTGAGTCTAAAACAATTGATATATCTACACTCAAATCAATTACCTCAGCACTGAAAATTGATATGTAATCATTCATCATCCTATAGTTTGATAAATAATTTGCGATGTTTTGTTTCAGGGTGTTCGAAACTATGTTTGTTAGTTTTCCCTGAGTGTCATAAGACAAAATTTGAATGAGTATTTTATTATCGTTTTCTGTAATTGAAACCTTTGCTGGTGCTCCGAATTGGGAAGGCATATTTCTGATTATCGATTCATAATCCTGAACGGTCACAGCTCTTTTCTGAGCTGAGAAATTGAATGACACATAATTACGGATTTCATCCACATTAGGCATGTTAGCTCCTCCAATAGCCGCTGTTACGTTTGTACATCTCAGAGAGTTTACTACAGCAGTATTGATTGTTTCAGACGGACCGTTTACAAAAAATGAAACAGTGCCCACTTGGTTGATTACATTTGTACCAAGATTGGTATTCAACCCACCGCCAACTCTGTATTGAATGAACAATGTTGAATTAGGCTTCAATGCGGCACCTAAGGATATATTGTTTGAATATTTTTGAATATTCAACGTGGTGCCTAATGTAGTAAATTGGTCCAGTGCATCTTGTGCCGTATTAGTACCACCACCAAATGTCAACTTCTTAAAACCTTCAGAAGTATACTCACTCATAAATCTATTTTGAGTTTGTATATATCTTCCAACTTTTATTCCTGGTTGGTCTGAGACTTTGGTTGGGTCCTCTACAAACACTCTATCTTCAGCAAGAGCATCAACCTCGTACCATCTATTAGCTGCGCCAAGAAATTCGGCTGTTGTTGGAATGTTAGTGTATTGTGTTCCATCTTTAAGAAGCACGCTTGTTATACCTAAAACATTTTTTTCAGGTAAAAACAATTCAAAGAATGGCTTAACATCACTTGGTGTAATTACCCTTTTGAATACTTTGGTAATACCGTTTACAACTATTTCTCTTTTAGTAATAGTATAGTTTATGAGAATTCCATTCGTATTGAAATTTGGTATTTTGACTCTATTAGGGAAACCTTGAGAATTATAAGGTGATGAAAAATCTATGTCCTCTACATTCTCAAAGACTAATCCCGAACCTATGATTTGTGACCCTCTTACCAATGTGCCTAAGTATCTTTCATCTTCTTTGTCTCCAAATGCTGGAACTGTTATCGAAAAATCAACCAATGAGACTGAAGGTCTCATACCTGGAATTTTCAAACCGTAGGTTCTAGCTATATTGTATATTGAAGTTTTTTGTTGAGCATATTGTAAAACAGTCTCTTGAATACTCCTATCAATATGATAATGTAAGTTATCTGCTACCGCAGCATTCAAGTCCAAAAAAACAGAAAATACTGATGCGTCGTTGAAATCTTGAATCAGTTCAGGGTAATAAGTTCTTACATAGTTTTGGAGTTCAACCCTAATTGACGCAAAGTCCCTTGACGTATATGATATTTGACGGTTAGCCATTATTTTTAAATATTGATAATTATAAAATCACTTTCGGCAAATGTTTGAGCATTTGTCGAATAATCTATTTTTATTTTTGCAGTATATTCTGAAGTACCTTTTCCTGGTAATCTATAAACATCATAAAGTCTGGCAGTTTCATCTGCAGTAATTTGTCCCATTTCCCTATTTACTTCCATAGATTCATCCGCTGGTTCAATCGTAATCTGATTTACCAATAAATTAGGCATAAATCTTTGTATTGCATCTCTAATATCTGACTCAATAGCTTGAAATGTCAAACCATCCAAAGGCTCAAAAACAAATTCATATATTCTTGTTCCAAATTCAGGTAAATAGTAACGCGACCCCTTCCTTGTCAAAATAAGATGAATTAAATCTGCCCTTATCTGTTGAGACGTATATTCAGTTAATTCAAGAAAGTCTCCTCTAAAAGAATCATTGAATGGGAATTTTATACCATAGGTTGTTCCGTCTGCCATATCCCATAAATATACTTTGATTATTTTTTTACTAAAGTATTACCTTTTTGTCCTTTTGGAAAATACGGACAGTACCTACATCCCGAACCACAACAATATCCTCTTCTGATATGGTACTCTTCTTTCATAACTTTCATACCATTTTCCACATAAAAATCAGAAGGGAGAAGTTTTAGCTTCTCCCTTTTATTTTCTGAATGTTTTTTCATCA